GGATTTGATTCTGTAGCTTCTGAAATTTTATTAGCTTCTTTGAGAGAAAGAGTAGAAGCCATAGAGAGAGAGGTAAAAAAAGTATTTCTACCTAGAATGCTTGATGTTAAATTTATAATACCTACAATGAAAAAAGACGGCACTCTATCTAAAAGAGGTTTAAGACAAGATGAGTACGATAGGATTCTCAAAACTAAAAACTATGAGCCTTTTTATAGAAAAGAATTACAAGAATTTAATTTAGGCTCTAGGAAACAAATAGGAGAGTATCTTATAGATTTTGGGTGGAAGCCTAAAAAATTTACTCCAACAGGACAGCCAATAGTAGATGAAATAACTTTATATGAAATCGACAATATACCAGAGGCAAAACTTATAGCAGAATTTTTATTGATACAAAAAAGAGTAGCACAGATACAAAGTTGGGTAGATTCTGTCGAAGAAGATGGAAGAGTTCATGGCTTCGTGATTCCTAATGGAACGATCACAGGAAGAATGACTCATAGAAAACCTAATATGGCTCAAGTTCCTAGCATTTACTCACCTTACGGAAAAGAATGTAGAGCTTGTTGGACAACAGAAGAGGGATATAAATTAGTTGGTATAGATGCTAGTCAATTAGAGCTTAGATTGTTAGCCCATTATATGAATGATGAAAACTATATAAAAAATGTAACTACAGGAGACATACATGAAACAAATAGAAAACTTGCAGGACTTAATACCAGAGATGAAGCAAAAACTTTTATCTATGCCTTCATATACGGAGCCGGAGATAAAAAAATTGGAAGTGTGGTTGGAGGAGATACGAAAGATGGTGAAAGACTACGAAACAGTTTTCTTAATAATATCCCTTCACTTAGAAAACTTAGAACAAAAGTGTCGAGAGTATCATCAAAAGGATGGATCACAGGATTAGATGGTAGAAAACTTTTTATTAGAACACAACATGGAGCTTTGAACACTTTACTACAAGGTGCCGGAGCAATTTTTATGAAAAAAGCTTTAGTGTTGTTAAATAAATGGGCTAATTGTAGTAACCTAGATTTTAAATTTGTAGCTAACATACATGATGAATGGCAAGTAGAAGTAAAAGAGGAACAGGCAGATTTTTTTGGAGAGATGGCAGTTAAGTCTATGGTTGAAGCCGGTAAACTTTTAGATTTAAGATGTGATATGAATGGAGAATACAAGGTAGGAGATAATTGGAGTGAAACACATTAATGTAAGAAATAAAGTTTTAAAGAATGGTAAATGGTTTTATAGTGGATCAAGTGATGGCTATCTAAGAAGTATAGAAAGTCATATTAAAAAAAACAAAAACAGGATGTATGTCAATGGTAAATACATTAGTAAATCACATCCTTTACACAAACCGGGAAATTATAAAACATTTGAAGAAGCTGCTTTTCAAAGTTTAGGTAAATATAAAACTGTTAAAAAAGGATTTGTGTATGTTATAACTAACAAAGCTTGGAAGGGCTGGATCAAGATAGGAAGGGCTGCAGATGTTATGGATAGGTTTAAACATTATCAAACATTTAGTCCTTTTAGAGATTATCAGTTAAGATATGGAAAGTTAGTTGAAGACTGTAAAGTTTTAGAAAGTAAATGGAAACAAAAATTAAAAAATAATTATAAGTGTAGGAATGAATGGTATAAAATAAACTTTCTAGATGCTATTTTTATTTTAGAAGACATCATTAAAAATGAAGAAAAAAAATCTTGATACTTTAGTTGAAGATATTTACAAGTCTTTAGAGCCTTTATCTAAAAATAAACCTTTAAAAATAAAAGAAAAAGATTTAAATGATTTTGCCGAAGACATGAAAGAAGCTTTAAGAGGTTGGGCCTTTCCTGAAGAAAAAAGTAAAAACATTTTACGGATGTCAAATATTGGAAAACCTGAAAGACAATTATGGTTTGATGCTAGAAGTGAAGTTAGTCAAGACATAAACAATCCTTCACTATTTATAAAATTTTTATATGGACATCTACTAGAATCAGTTCTAATATTTTTAACTAAATTATCTGGACACAAGGTAACTGATCAACAAAAACAAGTTAGTGTGAAAGGTGTAAAAGGACACATGGACTGTAAGATAGATGGTGAAGTTGTTGATATTAAAACTGCTTCTTCTTATGCTTTTAAAAAATTTAGTGAAGGAACTTTAGCACAAGAAGATTCATTTGGTTATATTACTCAGTTGTCTGGCTATGAAGAATCAGAAAAAACTAACAAAGGAGGATTTCTAGCAGTCAATAAAGAAACAGGAGAACTAGCCCTTTTTAGACCTGATGATTTTGATAAACCTAATGTAGTTAAAAGAATAGATAATTTAAAAAAGATTATAAAAAAAGACACACCTCCAGAGCTTTGTTATCAGCCAATACCTGATGGAACTTCTGGTAATATGAAATTACCCAGACTTTGTTTATACTGTAGACATAAATTTAATTGTCATAAAGATGCAAATGATGGTAAAGGATTAAGAATATTTAAGTATGCAAGAGGACAAGTTTTTATGACTCATATAGAATCAGAACCTAAAGTAGAGGAAATATATTATGAATGGAAAGAAAGCAAAAAGAAATAGGAAAAGAGCAAAACAACTTCTTATAGAATGGTTACATACTATGGTTCCAGAAGGAGAAGATAAATCTAAAATAAATTTAAAAAATTTAGATCAGTTTTTACCAAGACAAACTCACATTTTTGCAAATAATAAATTTATGTTAAGTGCATACTCATTAAAATGGTTCTATAAAAAAGTTAAAAAAAATCCAAACATAACATTAAAAGAAATAATAGGAGGTCTTGATGTATAAATTTAGAGAAAAAGAACTTATAAAAGAGTTAGATATGTATGTATATGATACTTACGGACAACACTATGCTACTGATAAATATCAAGCTACAGATGTTATAATTGATTCTGGACATGGTGAAGGTTTTTGTATAGGTAATATTATGAAATATGCAAAAAGGTATGGTAAAAAAGAAGGTAAAGAAAGAAAAGATTTGTTTAAAATATTACACTATGCATTAATAATGTTGTATATTCATGACACAGCTAAAGATTTTATAGAGGGAAAAGATGGATAAAGTTGGTAAAAAAGAATACTTAGGTATAATAATAGATTATAGTAGAGAACAAAATTTAGATGAATTTAGTTTAGTAACTTTAAGAGATAGATATTTTTGGAAAGATGAAACTCATGCTCAAGAAAGTTTTGCAAGAGCTAGTGTATTTGCTGCAACATATAAAAATGTTACTGACTTTTCCTTGGCTCAAAGGTTATATGATTATTCTTCTAAGTTTTGGTTTATGTTTTCTACTCCTATACTATCTAATGGTGGAACTTCTAGAGGTCTTCCTATTAGTTGTTTCTTAAATTATGTCCCAGACTCTAGAGAGGGCCTTTCTAGTCACTATGATGAAAATATTTGGTTAGCTTCTATGGGAGGAGGTATTGGAGGATATTGGGGAGATGTCAGAAGTAATGGAGTTTCTACAAAACATGGTAGTAAATCTACAGGTTCTATTCCATTTATGCATGTTGTTGATTCTCAAATGATGGCATTCAATCAAGGAGTTACAAGAAGAGGTAGTTATGCAGCTTACATGGATGTTTCTCACCCAGAAATAGAAGAATTTATTATTATGAGGAAAGAATCTGGGGGAGACTTACATAGAAAATGTTTAAATTTACATAACGGAGTTAATATTACTAACGAATTTTTAAAAGCTGTAGAGAATGATGAAGAATGGAGATTAATAGACCCTAAAACAAAACAACCTGTAAAAATAGTTAATGCTAGACATTTATGGTGGCAAATTATAGATGCTAGAGCAGAAACTGGAGAACCTTACATGATTAATATTGATACCTGTAATAAACATTTACCAGAATCTTTAAAAAATTTAGGGTTAGAAATAAAACAAAGTAATTTATGTTCAGAAATAGTTTTACCAACAAATGAAGAAAGAACTGCAGTTTGCTGTTTATCTAGTGTTAATCTAGCTACTTATGATGAATGGAAAGATGATAAACAATTTATAGAAGACCTTATAACAATGTTAGATAATGTTATACAACATTTTATAGATCATGTGGTGGACACATCTGAGTTTGGAGAATATAATTTAAACTATAAGAGGTTTAAAAATTATGTCAAAGAAGGAAAAATGGGGTTACATAAAGCAGCTTATAGTGCATATAGAGAACGGAGTCTTGGACTTGGTGCTATGGGTTTCCACTCTTATCTCCAAAAACATAACATTCCATTTGAAGGCCTACAAGCAACTGGAATCAACTATGGAATATTTAAAAAAATTAACAAACAAAGCAAAGCAGCTTCTAAAAAATTATCTGAGAGTCGTGGGTCTTACCCTGATTCGTCTGGTCTTTTATTTAGGAATGCTCATCTTCTCGCTATTGCTCCTAATGCCTCTTCTAGTATTATTTGTGGTGGGACATCTCCTTCAATTGAGCCGGTTAGGGCTAATGTTTATACTCACAAAACTTTGTCGGGTAGTTTCCAAGTTAAAAATAAAAACTTAGAAAAACTTTTAAACTCTAAAAAATTATCTCAAAAAAAATTAAAAAGCATTTGGAAAGATATATTTGCAAATGAGGGTTCTATTCAACATTTAGATATTTTTACCGAAGAAGAAAAAGAAATATACAAAACAGCTGATGAAATAAATCAGATATGGATAATAGAACATGCATATAAAAGACAAGAATTTATCTGCCAAGCTCAAAGTGTAAATTTATTTTTTAAATTACCACAAGCAACAGAGCTACAAGAAGTGCATGATGAATATTTACAGTATGTGCATGATGTTCATTGGTATGCTATGCATAAATTAAAATCTTTATATTACTTCAGATCAAATGCTGCTAAAACTGCTGAAAATGTTAATATAAAGGTACCTAGAATTAAACTAGATGAAGTAGAATGTATAAGTTGTGAAGGATAAAAATGAATTGTTGGCATTGTAATACAAAATTAATATGGGGTGGAGACCATGATATAGATGACGAAGATGAAGAATATAGTATTGTTAGTAATTTGAGTTGTCCTAATTGTGGTAGTTTTGTAGAAGTTTATTTACCAAAGGAAAAAACTAATGGCTAAAAAATATATACATGTTAATCAACACAAAATAAGAGCTAATAAAAAGAATGGAACAGATGAACCTGTTATAACAATAAAGGAAGGAAAAACAAACACTTATTGCCACGAAGTAAAAGTAAATGGTCCTTCGGTTATTAAATATGGAGGTAATGACAAGCCTTTACTTTCCTGTGGTGCAAGAGTTGTAATTCAAACAGACTCAGAAATAGATATAATTAGATAATGGCTAAAAGGTGGACAAGCACAACAGTACATGTTCCGGCAACAGGAGCTAGGGGCAAACGAACTTCTATAGGGAGAGGTAATTTAGGGACTGCTACTATGAATAAAAATATGAAAAGAAGCTACAAAAAATATAGAGGACAAGGTAAATGACAAGATGGGACACTAAAAAAAGAAAACCTAATTGGCATGATATTGTAAAATGGGAAGATGACAACAAAGCATTAGTGATGTGGGTTTGTACTGTTGATTGTATAAAAGAAAGAGCTAAAGAAAAAAATAAAAACTTACAGGCTAATTATGATCAAATCTATGAATTTATTTATCATAGTAGAAGAGGATGGGATATGGAACAATTTAAAAATTCTTTTAAAGATTTTGTCATAGAATTATTGGAGGACAACTATGGATGATTTTAGAGAAATAACTATTGCTGTTTTAATACAGTATTTTACAGGACAATTACACAAACACAGAATAAATGTAGAAAACTATTTACAAAAAAGTGTAGGTGTTGGGGAGCATTCCGATATTATGGAAACTATAGAAAAAGAATTAGGACACATGGCAGATTATCATGATAAAATAGAAGTACTAAACACATATTTTACGGAGGACACAGAATGAGTTTATTAACAACTAGAGACTATTACAAACCTTTTGAATATCCTTGGATGTTCGATTACTATTTTTTACAAAATCAAATGCATTGGCTACCAGAATCTGTGCCATTACATACTGATGTAAAAGATTGGCAAGATTTAAATGACAATGAAAGAAATCTTATAACACAGATATTTAGATTGTTTACTCAATCTGATGTTGATGTAGGTGCTGGTTATACAGACAAATATATGAGACTATTTAAAAAACCTGAAGCTAGAATGATGATGGCTTCTTTTGCAAATATGGAATCTATTCATCAACATGCATACAGTTTATTACTTGATACTGTAGGTATGTCTTCAAAAGAATATAGAGCATTTGCAGAATATGAAGAAATGGCAGACAAACATGATTATGTAGGTAAATTTAATCCTAAAAAATCACAAAAAGCAACGATAGCTAAAACTCTTGCAGTTTATTCAGCTTTTACTGAAGGACTACAATTGTTTAGTAGTTTCGCTATCTTGTTAAATTTTCCTAGATTTGGAAGAATGAAAGGTATGGGCCAAATTGTAACTTATTCTATAAGAGATGAATCTTTACATGTAGAAGCCATGACAAGAGTTTTTAGAGAGTTTATAAAAGAAAACATAGAAATATGGACAGATGATTTTAAAAAAGAAATATATGAAATTTGTAGAGAGATGGTAAAACTAGAAGATAAATTTTTAGATTTGGTATTTGAAATGGGAGATATAGAAGGACTTACCAAACAAGATATGTATAAATACAACAGATATATTGCTGATCGAAGATTATTACAGTTAGGATTAAAACCTAATTACAATCAAAAAGAAAATCCTTTAGAGTGGCTTGATGAAGTTATGGGTGTTGAACATCAAAACTTTTTTG